TACGTAGACCAAATTTACCTGCTTGTGTGAGTCCTTTAGAAAGTGGCATGCCTATTTTTTTAGCCATATCAAACATGAATTTTCGCATTTCACCAAGCATCTCTGCCAAGCCTTTGATATTATCCCATATGTTACCAAACATTGAAGTTTTTTCCATTGGTTCAGCAGTCATCTTACCACCAGAATTAATATGTTTCATCAACTTCTGTAGTGTGTCAACCAATTCTTTATGACGTTTACCTTTTTCCAAGGCAATTTCTTCCTCAGAATTTTTAGCCAATTGTTTTAACTTAATATCTTCTTCACGATTATTTTGTAGGAAAGAAAATATTTTTGCTAATTGTTGATTGATGCCTTCTGAATCACCGTCACCACCAACTTTCTTTAATCTATCTGCGGTGTTTCTGGTGCCAACAACACTTTTAGTACGGCCAGTAAAATAGTCAATATCTTTTTGATTACGACCAGTCATTTTACCAAACAAAGCGGGACCAAATCTGGATCCCATAGTCATAAATCTTATGATATTCAAAGGATCAAATTTCTCTTTGATGCCTTTAATTCTAGCCTGAGCTTTCATTGAAATGGTTTTACCAACAGCACCAAGTACACTTCTATCACTTTGTGCTAGTTGGTCAAGCAATATGTCGGAAAATTTTGCTTTTCTGACACTTCTAGCCTGTTGATAATTTAGTTTATTATCTGCCATTTTTTACTTTCTTTGGTGTGCTGGTCTATCATCAACCTTTGGTGTATTTGATGATTCGGTTGTGTTGTTTACGTTAGTTGTATTTTGTTGTATGTTTATTGGCGCAGGAGTGTCCTGTTTCTTCATATCTTTATTATCTTTTGATGCACTATCAATTCTATTACCCGTATTGCTTTGCGGTTGCATAAATTCGTTTAATTTCTTTTCATCCAAAGCCCCAAAAGACAAACCTATAACTTTTCCTTTTGTGGTACTTATTTTCTTTTTATATTCACCAACAGTTAATTTCGCAATTGTTTTGTTTGATTGTACTTGAGAATCACTCATAACATCAGACATTTTTGTATCATCAGAGGCAAAATATATTTTTGCTGCACCTTTCGGTCCAGCAAAATGCGTCATGTAAATTGTCGCTTCTGAAACAGGAACTTTTAAACGTTTTAGTTGTGTAACTTCATCCTTAAAAAAAGCATCATGTAAACGTTCTTGATTTTCTTTGTTGAATGGTTGATTTTTCCAATCTGGTCCAAAAACTTTTTCAGCTAAACCTTTATTTTTAGAATCGCCACGCAAAACTGAAGGCATAAATTGATATTTACCCATGGCAACACCAATACTGCCTCTTTTGCCTTCTTTATTTTTAGGATTAAATTCTATTCTTCTTTGTTCAGCTAATTCCAAAACTTGTTGTAAAGACATATTTGTTAAATTGTACTTATTCCAATTAGTATCTTTTTTGCCCGCATTATTCATTATGTTATAAGATTTTTCAGACGTACCAGCGGATTCGTGTGTTGATATTTTATCACCAATTTCTTGAGCAAAACTTATACTTGTTGCAGCTGCAATCGCTGTTCCAATACCAATTTGAGTTGCAGTTGATGGTCCAGTTTTTGGTAATTCTGGTGGTTTTTGAGTCGCAGTAGGTGGCTTAACTGGTTCTGCATCTTTCTTTAATTTTTCAGATTTAGCTTTCTCCGCAGCCTCACGTTTTAATTTTTCTTGTTCCTCTTTCTTTAATTTTTCTGCTGTTTCTTTCTTAGCCTTTTCCTCAGCAGCTTTCTTAGCCTTTTCCTCAGCTTCTTTTTTGGCTTTGGTTTCAGCAGCTTTTTTGGCTGCCTCTTGAGCATCTTTTTTAGCCTTTTCTTCAGCAGCTTTTTTAACTCCGTCATCAACTTCTCTTTTGGCTTTTTCAACTGGTTTTTCAGCTGGTTTAGCTGGCTCTGCTGGTTTCTTTGCAGGTTCAGCTGGTTTAGTAGGTTCAGTTGGTTTAGTTGGCTCACCTGGTTTCTTAGGTGGCTCACCTGGTTTCTTAGGCGGTTCTTTGGCCTTTTCTTCTGCCTTCTTCTCACGGCGTATAACTGCTTTAGGTTTTGGTCTTCTACGTATAGTCAAGGCCTTGACTATTTCAGAGTGTCTTTTTTGTTCCTCAGAATCTTCTTCTTCTCTAAAGTTAACCTGTTGTTCACGTTCTAATTTTATATCGACACTGTTTTGCACCATCAATTTATAAATTTCACCGAGATATTCGGCGTTAGACATTGAATCGGTGTCAGTTATCTTTTCTGTTGAACCAAATTTTTTGTGCAGAATATCACCAATTTTATTGACAGACCTTTTTAAAAATCCAGCCGATTGTTTAGTTTTTTCAGACGCAACAGGGCTTGACGATTTATCGCCTGTGCCTTCTTTTTTATTTCCGAATAACTTCATTTATTTCTTTGTCGTTCTTTTAGTTTTTGGTTTTCTTCTTCCAAATATTGAATCAACATGGCGACATAGATATCTCGTTCCCAAGGTATCATATTTTCAAGTTCGGTAAGACTATACTTATGGTGTTGCATCAAAGAAAAGTTAGTCTTGTAGTAATTTTTTAAATCATCATAACAAAGTATTAGCCGAAAAAACTTTCGAGCCCTTCCACATCCAAGTGGTGTTCGAAACCACATTTGGAACAAGTCATATCAATTTTCTTAGATAGTTTAGGAATACTATTAAANAACTTTTCCAGTTTNTCAAACTGTTCTTGNTTCAATTGTTCGATAAACTCAACCAATTCTTGCACAGGAACTTCTTTTGCATAGTGGAATTGTTCACCATCATAAACATATTCAATTGACTGTGCCAACATATTGAAGGTAACTTCTGTGATGTTATCCATATCAATAGAATCTTTGACTAGCTTGAATGGTGGATATTTCATCTTGATGGTGATTGTGTCGGTCAATTTAATTTCCGGATCCACATATTCTTCTTGTACTGGTTGTATTTCAGTCAAATCAATCTTGGCTTCCATAATGTTGCCACAGACTTTATCATCGACTTCATTGTTACAACGGTATTTTGATTCAGAGATTTCACTGACCGATTTTGCTCTCAACTGTAGGAAATAGTATTCAATATCTACAATTGGCAATTCATCAATGTCTACATCTTTAGACAAAGTACACACAGTCAAAATTTCTCTGACATTGTGTTGAATTGTTTTTGCATCAGAAGATTCTAAGGCCATCATCAAGGCCTTTTGTTCTTTGACTAGGTAAGGTCTATATTTAATTTTCTTTTTAGAAAGTGGTAATTCCAGTTCATATGTTGGCACTTCAAGTTTTGGTAAAGCCATAATAACTCCTTAATTTATTCATTAAAATTTATTGGTGATGATATAGAATTTGCCATGTCATTAAATCCACTTGAGACAGCATTTCCTATAGAACCACCTAATCCACCCAATTCGCTTGCAATGGAATCCAAACCTGCATCCAAAAGGTCCATACCCAAAGCTTGTAGAGACAAATTTTTCCAATATGTGTATGCAAATGTTACTGTCAGTTTATGATACCCATCTCCGTTCCAATCTAAATCCAACTGATTCATGGAAATTGGATATGCATCCATCAAACTGACGGCATATGTTTTTTCGTTTGAAACATTGTATTGGTTGATTGTCAAAGTTGTTGCGTAATTTTCTTTGTAACGCATATTGTAATTGTATGTTGGATTTATGTAATTCAACCAACCATCAAAAAGCAATCTCTGTTGCATATCATCATCAACAATGAATGTCAAATCAATATCATTGTATGTTGTGAGATATGGATGTTTTTCTATTGGACCATAAGTCTTTTGATCCGTTGTTGCAAATGTTCTTCCTGGCAATGTGGCCACTTCACATCTGTAATTTAGTCTACGTGCAGACTTTATATATGGTACCAAAGTTAATGGTAGAGGTATTTCAACATCGAACCTACTGGTTCTAGCCAAATCACCAGAAAAACTTGATTTAAAATCGTTGAGTGTGCGTGCCATTTAAGAATTCCTTATTTCTTGGACCGAATCTTTCCAGACTTCTTGTGGTTTTGCCTTTTTGAACTGTTGAATTGGTAAATATGTTGCAATATCCCATTCATTAGGTTCTACAGCCAGAATTCTGGATTTTATATGACTGTATAGGTAGTGTTTGATGCAAGGCCTGAATTCTTTTAACCTAGAAGAAGCTTCCAGGATTTGATAGGTGATACGGATTCGCTTTATTTCATCATTCTCATCATAGATTGCGAAATTCAATAACTTACGCAGGAAAAGAACCCTATACTTTAACGGCAAATAATGTAGATTTAACCCAATAAACCCATCTGATTGTCTTTTAAGTGGTAATACCAGTGGAAATCTGTCATAATATGGTAAATTTGCCTTACCTTTTGGATCATACACAAAGTAATACATGCCACCCATTAAAAATTTCTGTCTGTCTCCTGGTCTTGTCCATCTACTTTGTTCTTTTGTAATTGGAACAGATAAACGTGTTGGATTTCTAAGCGCTGCAACTTTTTGCAACAACCAACGCAAAGATTCACGGCTCATCGTTGGATATTGAGCCGCTATCTTTTCTTCTGATAATGTGGTGAGTATGGATTTTGTCGTCATTGGATATTTAGTTACAGTCCAAGATGGTCTTCCGTTATTAACTTGAACTCCCAACCTCTATCCAAACAATATTCTGTTGCAGCCTTCCATTTGGCTTGATTGACACCCCATGTGACAACCTCTTGTATGTATTGTTTCGTAACACGTTTCTTCTTTTCAGGTTCCATTGTTTGATATTTTGGTTTTACTTCAAGCATCATCGTTCTTGTTTGCCCATTTTTGTCCTTAACTTTAACAACAAAGTCTGGAAAGTATCGGTGCATACGATTATCAACTGGTGATTTATAGGGAATTATCAATTCTTCTGAGGCCCAAGACACAATACTTGGATTTTTGTCGAGCCAATTCATCACTCGACATTCCCATGATGAGCGATATATAATGTTTTTGTGGTCTCCCATGTATTTTTGGGGATTTGAGGGTCGAAACGTTCCTGAATATGCCATAAATACTATATATCACTCTTTCAGAAAACAAAACGATGGCACTTATTTCAATACCAACATCAATTGGCGGGATTAATATACCGGGTGGATTACTAGGCGGTCCACTTGGATCATTATATGATAGTGGCGGACTGGACTTTGTACAATATCCAAGAGACTTAGGTAGTTCCACCAAATCACATTCAGTATTCTTTACAATCGAAGAAGTTAAAGAAATTGGTTTGGATGGTTTATATGTTCAAAATAGAGAATTTGTTGATACTTTTGCAGACACTGCTGGTGATGGACTAGATGCAATATCTGGATTTTCTTTTAATTCTGTTTCGACAGATGCAGCTGCTTTTGTAACAAATGCATCAGATAGTGTAAGGACAGTTCTTGATGATCCTAGTGCCGCTAGGTCCGCTGTAACATCAGGTTTAAATACTGTAGTAGACGGTCTTAATACTGCATCACAAGGTGTTGCTGGTCTTGCAAATTTCTTTAGTGAGAGAAAAGGAACACCAGTCGGTTACATATCACTATACATGCCGGAAAACTTTTCTTTGAGTTCTGGTGCATCTTATGATGATAGTACAACACTAGCATCAGCTGCAGGTGCAGTACCACTTTTAGGTAGAGTTGTTAGTAAATTTACCGATGCAGTAAATAATGATGCCACAAGAGTTATATTAAACAAAGCTGGTTACGTTTTTAATCCACAAAAACAAATGTTGTTTCAAGGTATTGATTTCAGAACATTTGATATGTCATTCACATTTACACCATACTCAGCAAGAGAAGCTGAAGATGTTAAACAAATCATTAAAATGTTTAGAAAGTGGGCTGCACCAGCTGCATCAACTGCTTTTGCAGGTATGTTTTGGGTGCCGCCTGCTTATTTTAACATTGATTTCCGTTTTCAAGGCAAAACAAATCCAAATCTACCAAGATTACAAAAATGTGTTGTTGAATCAATTGATGTAAATTATGCACCAAATGGATGGTCAACACACACAGATGGTGCACCGGTACAAAGTACTGTAACCATCACATTTAAAGAAATTATCTTGGTTGACAGAGCATCAATTGAGGCAGGATACTAATGCAATATTTTAATTCATTACCTAAAATAAGATACGTGGACCAAAACAATGTTGCCACGGCCTATACAAATTTGATGGCAAGAGCAAGTGTTATACCGAGTGTGTTAAATAATGCACTGGTATATTATACCTATGATATACAAGACGGTGATACTCCTGAAATTATCGCTTACAAATATTACGGAGATATCAATCGTTTTTGGATTGTTTTATATTGTAATCAATTAAATGATCCATTGTGGGATTGGCCATTAAGTTCAAATAAATTTGAAAAATATATTCTAAACAAATATAATACTGGTAATTTAAATTCTATTCACCATTATGAAAAAATTACCACACAAACAAATATAAACACAAACACAACAACCGTTGAAACTGAAACAATTTCACAAGAAGCTTACAACAGCTTGCAACCTAATACAACAACAACATATACATTGGGTTCAGAAACAATTCAGGTAAATGTTACGAGAAGAACAGTTACAAATTATGAATATGAAATTTCTTTAAACGAGTCAAAAAGAAATATAAAAATATTGAATAGTATTTATGCTGATAAATTAGAAGCACAATTTTTGGAATTGATGAAGTAATATGGCTGAAGATACTAACGCACCAGCAGGCGGACCAAGATATGCACAAGACTTCAACTTGGAAGCAGTGGATATTATTACCGATTATGGTGATACATTTAAATTAAAACACTTAGTTGTTGANTTGTCCTTTTTTGAAGACATATATTCTTTTGCNTGTTCTGGTAACGTAATATTACGTGACGCTGTTGGTATTATTGAAAAATTAAGACTTGATGGTTCAGAATTTATTGAGATTATCTACGGAAAATCAAAAAAACAATCATCAGAATATAAAAATTCCAGAAAATATAGATTATATAAGGTTGGTAACAGAAAACCAGCTGGCAATAAAAACTCTGAATTTTTTACGATGTATTTTTCATCAGAAGAATTGTTTTTGTCTGAACAACTGAAGGTTTCGAAATCTTTCAAAGGAACAGTAATATCCGACATTGTAAGTAGTTTACTTCTGGATGAATTCAATGGATTAAAAGTTAATCCTAAAAAGATTAAATACATACAACAAACATATGGTGTCTATGATTTTGTTATACCTAGATTAAAACCATTTGAAGCAATAAGTTGGTTATCAACATACGCAAGGCCAGATATTAATGGCGGCGCAGATATGTTATTCTATGAAACAAACGATGGATTTTATTTTCAATCAATACAATCAATGTTTGCGGATACTCCTTATGCAACATACAAATATCAACCATCAGATTTGAATTTTAAAAACAAAGCTGAGAATATGTTTAATATTTTGGATTATGAATTCATAAAAACATATGACACCTTAGAAGCAACAAATTCTGGTATGTATGCCAACAGATTGATTTCAATTGATCCAATTAAAAGAACAAAGACCGTTACAAATTTTAGTAAAGATGAATTGGGATATACATCATCCGGTTCAGCAATCAATAGATTTGGTAAACATCAAACACAGATGTATGAAAGTTCTTTGAAACTGGCATTCAGCAACTCTAATCAAATTGACCAAGAATACATAAGTCAAAAACCAGACGGTGTGGCCAAAGATATATACATAGAAACTTATGTGCCTAATAGGACTGCACAAATTGCTTTGTCAAACTACACTTTAATGAAAGCAATTATACCAGGAGACAGTACTATAACAGCAGGAAGAACAGTTAATATTTTGTTATATTCTTTAGGAATGGAAGGCACACCGACTGCGGCCACAAGAGAAAAAGATGAATATTTTTCTGGCATATACTTAGTCACCGCTGTTAGACACATCATACAAACACAAGGTGTATATCAAACTATTTTGGAATTAGCAAAAGAAAATACTAAATTGAAATATCCAGACCAATCATATTTGAGAGCAGTAAATGAATAATAATTTTATAGGTAAAGATGGATTCATATGGTGGGTCGGTATCAATGAATTCAGAGGTGATCCATTGGGTCTAGGCCGATGCAAAGTTAGAATTTTTGGTTGGCACACAGATAACAAAATAGATTTACCAACGGAAGATTTACCTTGGGCTCTACCCATGTATCCTATTAATCATTCAAAATCATTTTCAGCACCTATGTTGGGTGAATGGATTGTAGGGTTTTTTATGGATGGTGAATC